TTCCATATATTTATCTTTGAGCAGATGTGTTTTCAAATAATGTCCCGTAATCTTATCTTCTAGCATGTGTATTATAAAAAATAAGGCATATATTCCACATTCTGTGTTTTGATATTGATGTTCAATTGGATAATTTTGGTCAAATTTGAAATTAATGCGATTATTTAATAAAGAATGTCCTTGTTCTATAACATTATTAACAAATTTCATTACTTGATTTGATGCCTTATTTCCTGCGCTATCAAAGAAGAAAATTTCGCCTTTTTTAATATTAATAAATAATGATATCCAATGTTCTCCGCCTTTATAATGTGGGTCGGTGTTAAATATTATACCAATTTTTGTTTTTCCCTTTTTAATATGTTCTGCTAAATTGAAATGGCATAATTCTTCCCATACACATTCACCATATAATTTATGTGTATCATAATCAATTGGAGAAGGTCCTATAAAGTCAAAGCATTTATATGTTTTCTCAAACTGATTCATCACTTCGATAATATCAACACTAGATAGCCATTCGTTAGGGTTTTTTTTCCATGTAATCGGTGACACTGGAGAAAATGAATCTAATAATTCGTCTTCCATTTTTGTCCCTTTTACCATCTGTCTTATCCAACATGACTCCTTATTGCAGATATTGGCGTAATAATTCTTAAGCATATTCCATACTTCTTTGGAGTCATTTGTTGTAATTGGCTTGTCTGGATGTCTTGCATTCCATACATTGCGAAGTTTATGTAAATCATCATCAGTGTAACAAGTGTATTCTTTTACTTCATTTTTCTTCTTTGGACTACAATTTAAACTAACAAATGGCTTAATATTTGATGGCATCTCTTTTTCTTGAAATACTGGCTGATTTAGTTTATTTTTTGCCTTTTTATTATATTTGTGACTTTTATGATGTTTCCGTTTTGTATGTTTCTGTTTTATTTTTTTATTTCTTTTTGTCCTCATATAAATTAGTTATATTTTTTCTTTTTAGAATTATTATAATTGGATGAATTTAACATGTCGTCTTTCTTTCCAGAAATAATTTTGTTTTGTTTGTAATTGCATCTTACTTTAGTAAACCAGTCCAATGGTAAATTTTGTATATTATCAACTCCTTCTGAATGGATTGGTTTGCTGGCCTTTTTAAATACTTTCTGTGGTTTTTTCTCTTCTATTTGTTCTATTACTTCATCTTCACTTGATTCCTCTTCTTCATCTTTATATCCTTCTATTGCTTGCGCTGATTCATCATCTTGTTCGTCTTCTTCTTCGTCTGCTTCTTCGTCTTCTTCTTCCTCGTCGTCTAGTTCATCATTTGCAGAACATTCCGCAGAACATTCTTTATCCTCGGCTAAATTATCCGCTTTTAATTTTAAATAATAAATACTTTTTTCAACAAAATATGCAAAACTATGCTTTACCTCTTGCAGAATATTATCTGGATATTCATCATTCAAACATTTGGTAAATAGTTCATTAATTTGGTCCTTGTAAATTTCCTTATCAGACTTTAATTTGTCCTCTTCTTTTTGTTTTATTTTTTTATTTAACTTATTCAATTGTTGCGAACTAATTAAATAATTTAGAGTAATTTGATTTACAAGGTCGTCAGACATTATTACTTATATTAGTTTAAAATATTATTTATTTGATTATCGAACAAATAATAGTGTTTTCTTTTACACCTTTTCTCATTTCCTCGTTAGTGCCTTTGGCAAACGCCGAATTTATAAAAAATATTAGTATAAGTATAAATATAAATATAAATATAGTTGATTATTATTACAAAGACTCTCTAATATCTCATTGCCATTTGACGCCATAATTTAACAAGCATATTGCTAATAAATTTATTAATTTCTTCGTTAGCGCCTATACTTTCAAGTAATTTATTATATTTTTTTTCAAGTTTTGAATCATTCACAAATGATTTATATATGTGTATTTTGTATTCGTTATCTGTTAAATCTTGAGTATACATTCCAGATATTTCGCCATTTGCAACACAATGATTTCTTGGTAAATTTTCTAAAAACGACAACGTAACTTTCATATTTTTTAAAACATATCCGCCATAAATGTCACATTTTTCACAAACAATCACACACTCTGGCTCTTTTTTACTTGTTCTCTCATTGAGCTCAACGTACATCGTGTTGTTACACTCGGGACACAGAACGCATAACAAAGATTGTATGCTTTTATTAAAAGGGTTTCTATGTCCTTCATATAAACATCTTGTTATACACGCAGTTGATACATATTGGTGTGGTTTTATTTTATATATATAATGTTGAATTGCTTCAAGGTCCTTTATTTTTTCTTCTAATTCTTCGTTAGTACCCTGAAAGTTTTCTCCAGGACAGACCTTTGCAAAATGCCCTTTTTCACCACACTTATAACAACAATCAGAAACACTTTTAAATTCGTGCTCTAATGATTTGATTTGCCATTCGTCCAACACAATTTTGGTATATGAACCACCACGAACGTTGTCTATGCCATGTTTCATCATATATTTTTTAGTAAGTGTATCTTCTTCAAATTGGTTGTCGGATTGATATTGTTCTATTATGTTTACAGGTTTATACATTGAAGTCCATTCGGAGCCATTCTCGTGTTTATGCTCTTCTAATCGCGTTGAAACATCTCTTAATGTTTTTCCAATATAATATTTACTTGAATCTAACTCTAATGCGTAAATGTTCATTTCTGTAGGTTATAAAATTATAAAATTATAAAATTATAAAATATTATAAATTTAATTTCAATTTTATTTAGAATTATATAAATTTTACTATACTTAAATATGTTTTGGCACAACCTTTTTACATTTTTTTCGTTTTCGATCGGTGTAATTAAAATGAGCATTTGAAATGTAAAAAGGTGTAATTGAACTAACAAATTATTAACAAGGTTATTAACAAGGTTATTAACAAGTAGTAGGTTTGGTTAGGTCCTTTACTTGTTGTCTGGTTGCATTATTAAACAAGCCAAATCCAACTACTTCAGGATTCGGATTCGGGTTAAACATATTAAATTTCTCATTCTTAAATAAATCAGGAAATGGTTGCATAACAGATTTATTATTTTGCCAATTGTATTTATATAAATCACTTCTACTGGTTGGCACATAAGATGCCTGGTCGCAGTTTTGAATGGCATATATTTGCCCGCGCAAATCAGACTCATGGTTAACGTTTGATGCAAACCCCGACCAAGGACCAAAATCGTTACCAGGATTAAATGTGCGCGAAGGATTATATGTTGCTTCTTGTTTTAAAGGAACATTGATTGGTTTTCTTAAATCTATTACAGGCAATGTGGCATATTTAGTGGAGACTGCTCTAGCATCTAAATACGGCTGCAATGGCTGACTAGGTATATTTCGACTATATGTTCTGTAATTTGTTATACTGGCTCTATGCGACGCCGGTCCATCATTAAAATCAAGTTCATTCATATTTATATATTTAAATATTATTATTTCTTTTCTTTATTCGTTAAATATATAAATAATGTTTTTTTCAAAGGATTTACACAAATTTCAGGACCAAATGTTTGATTTAATTACTTTCCTAACATTTGCCTTATATTTTACAATAGCGATTGGACTTTCTGCTAATGCCCCTGAATATTTAGTTACTTTGCAATATTATACCAAGTTATATGTTGGTCTCTTTTTATTCTGGCGTTTTAATCCATTTAGGCATGTTCGGTTTACTGAATTAGACGGCAAAATTGCCTTCAGTGCCGGTGTATTCTTACTAACAACAACTGCGTTTGAAAATGTTGCATTTTATTATCTAAAGGAACTCAGGGATATACTTCTATAACTTACATTATTCATTATTCTTTGTACTTTTCTTTAATGTTCTATTTTTAACTCGCTTGACCTTCTTTGTTGTCGGTCGTCTATTAAAAAACACCTGAAGATGGTGCAAGATTTTCTTTGACAGCACTTTGTCTACTGCCATCTCTTTTACATCCTTCTCTACATAAGTGTAGGCATATCGCTTCATAAATGCTAAAATATACTCCTTCATCGATGTAGAGTCGTCATTATTTAGCAACTTACTGCCAATAAATCGGTCAATAATGGTGGCAAATGGCAAATCATGTTCGTAAGCCTTTATATTAATATAATATATTTTATTGGTGTTCATACCAGGATGATATACATCATCTAAGAAACACACATCTGTTGTTTCAGGAACTTTAGTGCATCGTAACAAATCTTTGTGCGTTTTCATATTTGTGGTCCTACAAAGCTCTATTTGTTTTCCATTAATTTTGAATGCACCAATTATTTGGTCAAATAATTTGTAATTTATCTTATCTTCGAAATATGTTTTTATTTGCATTGACCATTCGTATGGACCTTGGTTGTTGGTATAAATCATCAACTTATAACAATGCTTCAACCGCTTCTTTTGCTTTAAATATGTTAGTATATTTATTATATTTGGTCTTAAAAATTCTGGATATAAATCTAATGTTTTATTAAAGAAATCTTGGTTTACCACAAAATCGATTGAATTATTTTTAATATATGACTTTAATGCATCCCAAAACATTCCAAATTCAGAAAAATATCCTAGTGTTTCATCTAAATCAAATACTACTATTTTGGGGTTACAACTCATAATATATATTACGATATTAATAATACAAAATTAAAATATTGGGTATTATTAATATATAAATGTCCACTGAACTAACAAATGAGGATTATACAAATATATTATTATTCTATAAAATGCCCATACCTAAGTCCAAGCGGCTTCTTAAAAAACAGGCCGAAAATATCATGTCTGAAAAATTATGCAAATGTCTGAAAAAAGTTCAAATGAAAACTATGCCTGAAGGCAAAGCAATTGGTATTTGTACGAAAACTATATTTAATAATAAAGGATTAACTCGCGGCAAATTCAAATGTCTTAAAAATAGAACGTTAAAATTTAGACGAACTAACAAATAATTTGGCATTTTGTTAGTTCATATTTAGTTAATAAAGGTTTAAAATCAAAATATTATATACATTTATTGTAGTTTATAATGACTGACAGATTGAATTATTATGATGTTATTATTGTTGGGGCCGGAATTGCCGGATTATATAGTGCGTTTAATATTAAACAAATGTCGCCAAATACATCATTTATGGTCTTGGAAAAATATAAGAAACAATGGATTGGTGGGCGCCTCAATAATGAAGATTTTTATGGCACAACTATTGTAACTGGTGCTGGAATTGGTCGTAAAGAGAAAGACCATTTGTTAGTTCAACTTTTAGAAAGGTTGAATATTTCTTTTAAAGAGTTTGCAATTAATATAAATTATGCTATAGAAAACCCAGTTAACATTGGCTCTATTATTGCTGACTTACGCAGAGAATATAAGAAACAAGCGGAACCCATTGTAACATTCAAACATTTTGCAAAACCATATTTAGGTGATGCAAAATATAAAGAGTTCATTTTATCAGCTGGTTATACTGATTATGAAGATGAAGATGTTCATCAGACCCTTTATAAATATGGAATGGATGATAATTCTTCTGGTTGGACCGGTCTTGATATACCATGGCATCAATTAATACAAAAATTGGTTCATGAAATTGGCTCACAATATGTGCGAGCATCTAACAATGTTGTTAATATAGTTAAGATACAAAACAATCCTTGTTTATTTGAATTGACGACTGAAAAGGATGTCAAATATTATTCTAGTAAGGTCATTATTGCAACAACAATTTCTGGAATACATAAATTGCTTCCACAATTTAAAATCTATAATCAGATTAAATCGCAGCCATTTTTGCGATTGTATGCCAAATTTCCGAAAGCATCAGCTGAAATTATGCGACAAATGGTGCCTACATATACCATTGTTAAGGGCCCTTTACAAAAAATTATTCCCATTTCTACAGATAAAGGTGTTTATATGATTGCTTATTCTGATAACAAAAATGCTGAGGCATTAAAAGACAAATTGGACGACCGGCAATTCTTTTGTTCTTTATTGGAGAAGACTTTGAAACTACCAACTAACACATTGCAAATTACCGCACTTCGGGATTTTTATTGGCCAGTTGGCACTCATTATTACACACCTTTAAAACATACTTTAAGAGGGCAATTCATTGATAATGCACAGCATCCTATGAATGGAATGTTGGTTGTCGGAGAAGTTGTTGCTGCAAATCAAGGGTGGACAGAAGGAGCATTAGAAAGCGTTTCAAAAGTAGTTACTAAGCAGTGGTTAAATGCATAAATTTAATTATATAATTTGATAATAATTATATAATTTGTTAGTTCATTTTTAATTAATAATTTTATTAATAAAATTGTTTATACAAATAATATCCGTGGTAACCAATTGCAGCCATACCTAACATTAGCAATATTTCAAAATATTTTCTAGATGTTTCAATACCTTTGTAACCAATGTATACTAACAAAGGACCTACAATTAATGCATGAAAATAATTCACCCAAGCACTTTTTCCTGCCATAATCTTTTTATATGCCAAATAAGAATGATATATAATTATAAATACTCCTAAACCTAACAAAAATGGAAACATTATTTTGGGTATGTTAGTTGTATTTATTCCAACATATAAAAATAACGGGCCTACAAAAAATATATGAAACAAATGGATAATAGTATGCGCATCAAAGTTCATTTTATATAAAATATTATTATAATATAATTCTTAATATATATTATAAAGAATGAATTTAAAGGGCTTTAAATATTCAAATGTTCAAAATAATATGCACGGAGGAAACAAAATAACACATAAGGTCCACATTAAAAATGGCAAAGGATATAAAAGTGTCACACATTTTAGACATAACAAGAAAATTCATCACTCCAAAAAACATTTATCATCTTCTGAAATTGGTCTTATTAAAATTGGCAAGTTTATTCCTGGATTATTTAAGGACATTTCAAAGAAAACTAGAAGGCGTTTACAATAAATTTAGTCATCATCTTCTTCTTCCTCTGCTTCGCTTGCATCTGATTCATCATAGTCTTCTTCTAATTTCTTATTTGTATTTGCCCTTGTATTTGCCTTTGTAGTTTTTTTCATCTTTTCTTCCGCTTCTAAATGGTCTAATGCGCTTAGAATAACCATCTCCTGTCCCGTCAACTTTTGAAATATCAAGACCTCATCCATTTTAAATGTATAATGACGATGCATAAAATTCTTACATATAATAATAATACCATCATCGGTTATTTTTATATCACACACTATTCCACAATGTGTTAGTGTAATATTATCTGGGTCAACAATTGGAATCCATCGCACAAACATACCACATTTTAGCTCATTTATTTCATCCACATATTTATAACCTTTTAGTTTTTTCAAATAAAGTATTGTTGTTTCTTTATTTAACATTAATTCCTTTAAAATCTTTAAATTTAACTCCATTATCTTTCGTGTTGTAAAATTTAATATATTTTCATTATCATTGTTATCCAATGCATTTATTAATTTATTATCCATAATAATTTATATATTTAAATAAGTTTAAATATTATTTAAATATAATATTTAATCAAATGGCATTTAGAATTATTTACAAATATTTATCACGAATTTGTTGTTTTTGTTTTGATGAACCAGATGAAACAAAAAATGAAGGCAATTATACTGATATGAATAATGACAATGTATTTATAAATAATGATTTATATAGCAATAATAGCCCTAATAGCAGTTATGAACGATATAGTTTAAGCGATGAAGACCAAAATATTACTTATAATCAAATATATAGACAATAATTGCTTTTATACATTTAACACTTTTTTTTTGTATTAAAGGTATTTTTATTTAATGCCTTTTCTAAAATGCCAATATTTTGTGAAATATTTGTTGAAACAACAATTTCTGTTTGTTTTTCATCAACTCTTTCCCACACACAAATAAAATCCAACCATGGATCATTCTTAGGCAATATATGAAATGTTTCAATAACTTTCACCGGAAAAACTTCTTCATTTGAGAACTGAAAACTGCTCCAGTAAGATAATGCTTGTCCTGCATCAGAGTAAAAACGCCAGTTATCTCCAGGATGACAATGATATGGACCATTTGTAGGTGCATTAACATAAATATATCCGCCAAGTTTTGTTATTCTAGTCATTTCTTTAAATGTTATCCAAAAACAAGGGTCGTGTTCAAAACAAGATGTTGATACTATTAAATCTATAGAACCATTTTCAAACGGCAATTTTTCTCCTGGGTTAACTACAATATCTACAGAATCATCATCTTCAATATCCAAACATATATATTTCATACCTAAATTCTCAAAAGAACTCCTTAATGAACCATTAACATTTTTACCTCCTATATCAAGAACAATCTTGCTTTCAGAACCATATAAATCTGCAAAAAGTTTACCACATATAAGTGCTGTATCATGCATTTTTATCTATATAAGTTTTTTTTAAAAATATTCAAAACGCATAATTCAATATTTTAAATGTTTTTATCAGTCGCGTTTAAAAACGCTTTTATCAGTTGTATCTAAAGATACTTTTACCATCCGCCACCAAATGCTGAACCAAATGCCGTACCACCTTCATTTGCAGCCATTATTCCACCACTTTGGAACGCTTCTGTTCCCGGTGTTGCGGCGCCGACCAAAGGCGTATTATCTTGTTGATACATGTTATTGAAATCCTGGCTTGGTTGTTGCGTCGATGGCAAAGAATTAATTGATGTTGTGCCAGGAGAACTCATCATTGCAGTATTTATTGCTGAGCTTTGACCCTGTGATATAGGTTGCGATACCTTCACGTTACCTTGCCCCTTTTTACCTTTCTTCTTGGTATCCTTAGGACCTTCCCATAATTCCATTATTCTATCAACAATAATGCTCACCTTCTCACCCAATTTGGTTTGAAGACTCAAAATTATTACTAACATTGCTAAAATAATACTAGTAACATCAAAGTTAGCATACTTAGCTCCACTATAAGTTGGAATAAATGTAATTATGCGGTGAATAATTAGTATTCCCAAAAACATTACAAAAACTTGCCCCAACACTTCCGCTAAAATTTCTATATTGCCTTTTTCATCATCCGCTTCAGGAACAAATCGTTGCATTACTTTGTTCAAAATGACCACGGGAATAAGGGCAATTGTTGCATATTGCACAATATTTATCATATCATTCTTTGAATCATCATTGAAATTAAATACGTGCTTAAAAAAACCAGGTTTTCCATTTGATGACTTTGTTAATTCTTCTAAACTTTCCATATTCCTTATATAGGGTATAATAAGAAATAAAAAAGAAATAAATATTTGTTAAATTATTCAAATTTGTTTATAAGGCAAAACAAGTTAAAAATAAATTAAGTATGTTATTTAAATGAGTGAACATACTATTGAACAGCATACTATTGAACAGCATTCTAGTTTATTAGTTTCTACAAGTGATACTTCTACTTCTAATAAAGAAGAAGAGCAATATTTGAATCTTATTCGGGAGATTTTATTAAAAGGTACTTGGGAAGAAGGGCGCAACGGGCGAACCAAAAGCATATTTGGCTCCATGATGCGTTTCTCTTTGCAAAATGGTCAGATTCCAATTCTAACCACCAAGAAAACCGCTTGGAAGACTTGTTTGAAAGAGTTGTTATGGTTTATTCGCGGTGACACTGATAATAAGTTGCTACAAGAACAAGGTGTTCATATTTGGGATGGCAACACGAGTCGTGAGTTTCTAGATTCAAGAGGCTTAAATCATTATCGGGAGGGACTTATTGGGCCAGGTTATGGCTTCCAGTGGAGGCATTTTAATGGAGATTATAATACTTCGACGGGCGGATTTCAAGATGGCGGAAGACGAGGTATCGACCAATTGCGGCAAATTATTTGCGCTTTAAAAGACCCAGAACAGCGCACAAGTCGGCGCCTCATAATGACTGCATGGAATCCTCTACAATTGAACGAAATGGCGCTGCCTCCGTGCCATATTATGTGCCAATTCAATGTGCATGACGGCAACAAATTGAGCTGCTCTATGTACCAGAGGTCTGTTGACACAATGCTTGGACAGCCGTTCAATATAGCATCATATTCGCTGTTGACACATTTGCTGGCCAAACATTGCGGTCTAGAAGCGTATGAATTTATTCATTTTATGGGAAATTGCCATATTTATGAAGACCACATTGAACCTGCTAATTTGCAAATCAAGAGAGAACCATTAGCGTTCCCAACTCTTTTAATTAAAGAAGTTAGAACAAATATAAATGATTATCAAGTAGATGATTTTATTTTAGAGAACTATCAAAGTCATGAGCAAATTAAAATGAAAATGGTTGCATAAAATTATAATGTTATAATATTGTATAAATAATGAGTGCAAATTTATTTGGAAAACCTAAGGCCCCTAGTGCTAACTTAAACATTTCAAAATCAATAGTTGGAACACAAAAAACATCCGAACAATTGGCGGCAGAAGCAGAAGCAGAAAAAGAAAGAATAGCAGACGCAAACGCAATAGAAATGAAAACATATCGAACTGACTTTGTCCGACCAATTGACCCTAACCACACTGGTCGTGTACATGTAGGTGGAAGAAGACGCAAATCCAGACGTGGAAAATCAAGAAAATACAAAAGAACGCTTAAACGTCGCAAGAATAAGACTAAAAATAGAAAATAAGTAATGCAATAGATATTTTTACATTTTTATAATAAAATTGTAAAAAGATGAAAAATTGAAAAAGGTTTTGTTCCACTTTCATAACTTTGTGAAAAATTGAAAAAGGTTTTGCTCCACTTTTAAAAAAAGTGGAAAGACGCGTAAAGTATTTAGAAACAAATTATTATTAATAATTATAATTAAATGAGCGCAAATAGAGCAGTACAAGCAGCACAACGAAGACGAGCAGGAGGTCCCGAACCTGCTCCCCCGGGCAGAGGCCCTCAACCATCTATTAATTCATCGCAAATGTTTTCACAACAACAGCAGCAACCGCAACAACAACAACAACAGCAGCAAGTTAGACCAGGAACTAGTGGACGTTTGGCCGGTCAACATGCTCAACAAATGCAACAACAGCATCAACAACAACAACAAATGCAAGACCCTCAACAAGCTGCTGGTATAGCTGGAATTAGTAAAATGACTTTAGCACAAGCAATTACGCTAATTACTTTACGTTTAGGCAAAGTCGAGACGCAATTGCATGAGATTGGTCACCAGCAAATGGGTATGGATATGGGTATGGGTATGGGTATGGGTAATGGAATGATGGATGAAAATGGTGAAAATATGGCATTAGTCGACAAGGGATTGATTGATAGTATTATGTCTAGATTAGAGTCACTTGAGAAGCGTTCTCCAAGCACCGGTACATCTAGTCCTGATGTAGCTTTATTGAAGCAGCAATTTGACGGAATTAAGATGTCTTTTGCTCAAAGTACAAAAGTCAATGCTATTCTAACCAAGGAGCAAAAAGAAAATAAGCAACAAATTGACGCACTTAAATCAGAATTGTCCGAAACAAAAGAATTATTGAATGCTTTGCAGACGCTAACAATGGATAATAGTCAAAAAATATTTGCTATTATGTCTGGCGAAGAAGTTGTTTTAGATGCTGCTGAAGACGAAGATGAAGGCGAAGGCGAAGCTGAAAACGATACAGACGCTAATGCTGATGCTCAAGATGAAGATGAGGAATCCGAGTTGCTCGGTACTGACCTGAAGGGCTTAATTGAGCAAGAATTAAACGCCTAAATATTTGTATAACTTTACACTTTTTTACAACCTTGTAAAAGGATATCAATGTCTTTTTTTGCCTTTTTATGTAATTTTACAGATAATTTCTTGGAATAATTGGTTACAAATAGTCGGTCTTTTCGGTGTCTAAAAACGCGATGCTCGAATAAAACAATTGCTGTATCCAATGCTTTCAAATAATTCTCATTTTTTTTGTACATGGAATACATAATGCACCTATCTATATCATAAGCAGCTAACAAGTCTGCCTCCCTCACAATATGATAAGCCAATTGATAATCTCCCAATAATGGGAACCCGTTTTTCTTTACAGTCGAATACGACATTGTCGTAATTATTTGAAATATGACACTGAGTTTTTCAGGTGTCATATCATCTTTTAGGTATTTACGTATTTCTTCAATTCCTTCTTCTTCCGCTACGTATTTTTTATCTATTGTGTCGTGAAGAATTGCCGCGACAACAATAATATCCTTTTGCTCCTCCAAATAAGAGTTCATTGGCAATTCGCTTTCATATATTCTTAGTGCAAAATTATAGACCTCCATACTATGCTTCAACGAGTGCGACTCATCTATATTAAATTTTTTACACAATATCATCACTAACTCAAATGCCTTGTCAATTATTGTTTCCATTTTAGTATTTTATTATATTTATAATATTTACAATATTTTAAATAAAAATATTCAATTTTATTTTATACTTTTACAAATAAAAGTATAAAAATAAGGCATAATAGAAATTTAAATGGAAAATTGTCCAAGAGATATAATAAATTTAATATTAGAATTTGATGGCAGAATTAAATATAAAAAAGGCAAATATATAAATTGTATATCTAAAAATGATGACAGATACAATTTGCTATCTAAGTTAAAAATACCTATTCCGGCAAAAGGTACTATGGACAATGATTGTACACACAAAGAACATTTTGAATATTATATAAAATTCAACGAACTCTATACCTTAAGCGTTTGGAATGTAATCTATAATCCACCAAATAAAATACAATACTTTTTTTATAAGAATTCGAATTCGTTTAATTTCTGGGTTCGAACTTAATTGCCTAAATATTTTGCTCCCCAATAGAACTATTTTGCCCCCAGTGCAAATATTATATTTTCAAAATTCAAACTTAAAATCATCGCAACAAATCATTATAATATGGCGCAACAATCGTTATCTAATATGTGTTATATAAAAGACAATATTGTTGTATTTGATTACGTTTATTTCAAGCGTCTAGCAAATAAAGACACTTATAATGCAATTACACAACAAATTATTTATAATATTGATTCTATTCTAACACAACACGACCAATTTGACTGCCAAATTACCTTGAAAATGATGACTATTGGCGACATTGATAAGCATATGAATTTCTGGGTTAATTTAACCGGCGTTCTAAGAGAACGCTATCAGTCGAAATTGGCTAAATGTTATATTCATAATATTCCTGCATTCTTTGCCCAGTGCTACAACTTGGCCAAAGTATTTATTGATAAGGTCACACAGGATAAAATACAATTTGTTAAAAAGGAAGAAAAGACTTAAACATAATTTGTTAGTTTATAATAATTTAAACATAATAAATGGAATTAGTTGTTGAACCTGATATTTACACGCCTAGCATTGATGATAAGGGATTATATATAGATAAAGTTCCTCCATTTAATTATATAAAAAAAGGGCTTGTTTGCCCTTGTGGCTCTAGAAAAGATAAAATATATGAAACTCATAGTGTGTTTGTTGCACATGCAAAGACAAAGGCACACCAGAAATGGATTGAATCGCTTAATTTGAACCGGTCTAATTTTTATGTGGAACTTGAGAAGTCTAAAGAAGTTATTTCTAATCAACGACTTATTATTGCAAAAATGGAAAAAGATATTAATAATAAGAACATGACTATTGACTATTTGACGCAACAACTGCATAAAACTTTAACAACTAAACCAAATACACATACATCCATTGATTTGTTAGATTTTAATTAATACAAACTAAAATAATATTTACAATCATATTAGTTGTAGTAGTTGTAGTTGTTTATAATTATAGTATTTGTTTGTAACACGTTTTGCCTCTGCTCTTGTTTGTTCTTATTTAGTTCTTGTCTTTGCCTCAGTATTTCTCTTTGCCTCAGTATTTCTCTTTGCTTATGCCTCTGCTCTTGTTTGTTCTTATTTAGTTCATGTCTCTGTTGTCTCTGCTCTTGTTCTTGCTTAATTTGTTCTTTCCTAATTTGTTCTTGCTTAATTATATCATACTTTATTTCCATCTTTGGAAGATTTTCCTTGATATATAATTCAAACTTTGATTTATTAGGAGGGTCATTCCAAATAATAAAGTCATGTATTCGCGAAGCAACATACTCTTGTTGCACTCCATTAAACATATTTATTTCTTTGTCTCTGCCTGAGATTTTACCCTCCAAAAGATAAAATTGTCTTAATTCTGCTTCAGTTATATGTGTTAAAGAAATCATTTTTATTTTACATACAATAATAATTAAAATATTTATTTCAATTTTATTTAATTTAGGTCTTTAAACCTTACTTTACAGAACTTAGAACAAATAAATATTGAAAACCATGCATCAAATTGGCATTTGAAATGCAAAAAGTGTAAAGCTTGAAAATGTATTTTACAAAGAAAACATATTAAACCTTTCTTATCATTATTAAGCATATTACTTAATGAAACTCTCCATCGAAAATAAGCCCAAATTAGAAATGTTTGTTGCGTTGTTCCAATTGCTTAAAAATTGGAGTAGTCAATTGAACTTACAATTTGAACCCGGACAACTTTATATTCAGACCATGGACAAGTCTCATATTTGTTTGTCTAATATTGTTATTAAGGCCTCATGGTTTTCCGAATATGAGGTTGAAGAAGCGACCAATATTTCTCTAGACACTGGCAGTTTTGCAACTATGATGAATTACGCTTTAAAACATAATAAGGTTGATATCATGTTCAATGATTCGGATAAGTTATTTATTAATTTACTTAATAATAACAAGGAAGTTAAAGATAATTTTGACCATTTCTTTGAATTACCACTTATGGACGTTGAACAGGAGAATCTTAGTATACCCGCTGTGGATTATGACGTCGAATTTTCCATGGAATCGAAAAAATTTGGCGACCTTATTTCCGAACTTATGGTCTTTGGTCAGAATCTGAACATTCGGTGCACAGAGGATGTATTGGAATTCAATTCATCCGGTGATTCGGGCAAACTCATGGTCAATATTCCCATCGATAGTTTGAATGAGTTTGCTATATCAGAAGGCGAACAATTAGACATTTCCTATAGTTTGATGCATATTGGTAAGATGTGTTTGTCGGCAAAACTTGGCAACGAAATTAGCGTCGGTATTAGTGCTGAATACCCTATGTCTTTGAAATATAGTTTAGGCGATGAAAGTGCGGTTTCATTTTTTATAGCGCCAAAAATTGCGGATTAATTAATTATATTTGGTTATTTTAAATAGATAATATGTCAAAGATTGGAAGTCGTTTTGCAAGCCCTGGACCTTCCGCTATGAAGGGTACTAGAAAAACCCCACCACCAACAAAGACAACAACAGATCCAATTACACGAACAATAAGTGAGAATCCAGAAGAATATTCTACTAAAGCAATAGTAAATAATAGAGAAATCGATACCACAATGGAGCGTCAAATTAAAGGAAATAGCACTGCTTCACAATATGATATTGTAGAAGGCACTGAGAAAGACTTATATGGTGCGGAGAAAAGAGTCTCGTCTGGAAAAACTGACCCAAGTAATGCACAACCTGTACTTTTAAATGAAGCTAACAAATACAAACCACCTAAAGGTCAAGGTGATTATACTCAAGAGCAACGAGGGCTCATGGTATATGCAGCAAATAATGACCCTGATAAAACTATAACTATAGAAGGAATAGAAAAGGCAAAAAATAATGAATTTAAATTAAAATTATGTAAGGCTGGCGTGTGTTTTGTTGTTGTTGTATCTGCAGTAGTTGCTCGAAATTTGGGTTATTTGGGAGGTAAATCTAGACGCAATAAACGAAGTAATAGCAAAAGCAAAAAAAAGACACTTCGTAAACACTCTTCTCGTAAATACTTGTCTCGTTGAAACCTTCTCATAAATACTTGGCTCGTAAAGACTTGCTCGTTGAAACTAGAAAATTAATTTATTATTTTTATGTAACAATAATGTTAAAAATAATAATAGCGTTTTTCATCTTTTGTGTAATTCTTTTCTTCTATTTGCACATTCAGTTTCATATTAAAACAAGCAATGAACTTGAAATATACGAAATTGAGCAGGCATCCAAAGACAAAATGGAGGAAATCTGTGACTTAAGGCAACCCGTGTTATTCGATTGTGATGAAGATACTGCAAAAATCACCAGGGCAACTAACAAGTCCTATCTTTTAGAAAACTACCCCATATTTGAGGTCAAAATTCGCGAATCAAAAGAGGACAATGAATCGATGTTGTTGCCACTGCCCCTTCATATCATGCACAAATTGTTTGCCGAGGACAAAAATGCGTCCTACTTCAGTGAAGGCAACTCCGACTTTTTGACCGAAACCGGCGCTAAAAAAAGTTTCTCATATAACGACGAATTCCTGAGACCATTTCTCGTCTCGAATTGCAACTATGATGTGCTCATGGGGTCAGCAAATGTGGTAACACCCTTGCGCTACGAAATCAACTATAGGAATTACTTTTTGGTAACACAGGGCTCCTTAAAAATTAAATTAATGCCGCCGAAAAGCAGCAGATATTTGTACCCTATAAACGATTACGAAACGCTGGAGTTTAGGTCACCCGTAAATCCTTGGAACCCACAGACCAAATTTAGAGCCGACTTTGATAAAGTGAAATCCCTTGAAATTGTATTGACGCCTGGCAAGTTCCTATTTATTCCTGCTTATTGGTGGTATTCATTCAAATTTGCCGAAAACACCAGTGTTAGTTGCTTCAGTTATAGAACTTATATGAATAACATTGCTATCAGTCCTCATATTTTTATGTATGCTTTACAGAACCAAAACGTGGAACGCAAAATTGCAAAGAAGATTGATATTAAAATTCTTGGCATAAATAATAATGAAGCAAATAGTAATGAAATAAATAGTAATGAAGTAAATAGTAATGATGCAAATGAAAATGTTGCAGAAGTTGTAGAAGTTGCACTAGTAAATGATATAAATAATATAGAAAATACTATTGAAAGCAATAATGTTACTTCTATTGATAATAGCATGATTCCTACAGCACCTGTTAGTGACCTGTAATACATTATTAAACAAAATTAAAGAATTGAAAACAAATTATAATATAATAAACATATCATTACATTATAATGACTTCACAAATTTACAAAATAATTATCAATAATCGCAACTATGATGAAGGGTCTTGGTCTGTTTCACCTTCTAACTTAGTTGAAGAATTTACTCTTGCGCCACTCGAATCTCGACTATTCTCCGGCGACTCATTCTCTTATGACTCGACCAATGGTGTCACAATTGTTGAAAGTAATATAAGAATGAAGCCAGAAATGCCTGCAGTTCTTATAATTGCCGGAAATAAGACTTATGGTCGCCATCCAACTAACAACAAATTGCTATACAGATGTGTGCCAGATGACGTCAGTTTGCCACCCTTTCTCGTGCCATATGAAATCAAACATATGGGCTTCTCTAAAGTATTTGTTAACCTATTTGTCACCATTAAATTTGCAAGTTGGGATAATAAACACCCATACGGCACCTTGACGCAGGTTATTGGCCCAGTTGATGTTTGCGAAAACTTCTATGAATATCAACTTTACTGCAAGAATTTGAACACATCTTTAACTAAATTAAACAAGGCTTGCAATAAGAGTCTACAAGATAATAAGGAAACATTTGTTAGTAATGTGACAGACAAAGGCATTATAGAAGACCGCACCGATTGGCAAGTATTCACAATTGACCCACAAGGCTCCCTCGATTTTGACGACGCATTCAGCATAAAAACGCTTGATAATGGTAACACACTTATAAGCATATATATTGCCAATGTTGTCGTCTGTTTGGAACGCCTAAATCTCTGGTCCGAACTCACCAAACGCACCTCCACTATTTATTTGCCCGACAAAAAACGCACAATGTTACCCATTATTCTATCCGATTGTTTGTGCTCTTTGCAAGCCGGTGCGCCTCGTTATGCCTTCACTTTGGACCTGGAAATTGATGCATTTGGAACCATTGTTTTGAAACGTTTTATCAATTGCATTATTAAAGTGTTTAAAAACTTTGCTTATGAAGAACGCTCCTTACTTAGACATCCATTATATAAATGTTTGTTAAAAAGTGTTACAAATCTTGTAACCAAATATCCTTATATAAAAATTATTAATGACAGCCACGATGTCGTGTGCTACTTGATGATATTGATGAACCATTTGTCTGCAAATGAACTGCTTGGCTACAATGTGGGTATATTTCGCTCCGCTGTAATTAATGAAGTTGAATCCAATCATTTTACTTCTGATGATGTTAATCAGTTTATTAAAATTTGGCGTGGTAGCAATTGCAAATATATTGATATTACAAGTAATAATTCATTTAGACATGACATTCTTGAACTAGACGCTTATATACATATTACATCTCCTATTCGCCGCCTTGTCGACATTTTGAATATGATTAAATT